GACCGGATCATCTGTGTTACTTGTAAATCGTAAAGGACCTGAACAGCTTCCTCGCGATCATCTCCCAGAGTTTGCTCGTAGGCTTCTGGGGTTCCTTCTGACCATTTTGAGATCGTGTTGAAATCAATTTCGTCTCCGATTGTTACTACTTCGTGCGGTTTAAACTTGGCTATAAAACTGGCTAGATTCTTAACTGCTACTCGATCATGAAATGGGACTTGCAGGTCTGACACGATCACGATGCGTTTCATTAGTCCTCGTCGTCGTCCTCGTAGGGTAGGCGATCCACGCGGTCGGGGATCGATGGAAGAATCCAGTCAGGATATGCGTCTTGATCTGTGATAATTGCTAGGCACATGTCAACGGCAAAGCCCGCACGTCTAAGGGCTCTGTACATCTCATGCAGGCTAATAGCCCATGCGTCTAGCTGTGAGTAAGTATCGAGATCGATGACTTTCTTCTTTGCCATGTTAAAAATTATCGCTCTAACAGGATGTTATAAATCTCATCGACACGCGCATGAAGCCTTTTAATTTCAGAAAGCAAGTGAGTAATGACGAAGCCAGAAAGGCCGCCTACTATTGCAAGGCTGGCAAAGTAAAGAGTGAAGAAATCGGTCTGGTTCACTTCTTCTCCACTGTATCCACGGCGGCTTCAATAGCATCGACTACGATATCTGCAACGGCCTTCTTAGCGCGGTAAGACTTGATCGCAGTACGAAGCACCGGGATCGCTATGAGTCCAAGAGTTGCATAGATAATTGCTTCCATTATTTTCCACCTATCATCGGGATATTGAACCAAGCAGAGTCTTCGTCGCCCTTGATAGTAAAGCTGATATGTGCGTGATGATTATGCTTATTGATCCCATCATAAGGACGCCAAGCCCAAGCCTTCTTAGATGAAGCGATCTTGCCGTTAAAGATGATATAGCTGATTCTCTTATCTCCAGACTTTGCAAGGAGTCGAATCTGATCAACCAAGTCAGGCATGACATCGGGCTTCCGGCCTTTGCCGTTAAGGTCGCGGTCAACATCGATGGCACGAACCCATCCCTGTGCATCTGGATTATGATCAGACTTGCGCGAAGCGTGTCTTTGGTCGCCGATCCAGCCGTCTGAAGTTCGATCACGATCGGGGAATGCATCATCAATCTGCTCTCTTAATTGAATAGCAGACTTTGAAAGTCTAGGCTTCATCCAAGTAGGAGTTCAGCTTCATCGGCTGTAATACCAAGGCGATCTAGTAGCGCAGCCTTTGCCTCTGCCTTAGCCTCTGCTTTTGCAAGTTTATTCGCCTCGTCAGCAACAGTAATTTGATATTGAGCAAATTCTTCGTCGTTCATTTCTCGAACTTCATTGTCGATCTGAATAAGTGGCTTAGTCATTTTCATCCTTAACTGTTTTGGTATCCGTAAACGCGAATGGTTCCGCCTGTCATTGTTCCCGCACTAGTTAGTATAGTAAACGCGGTATATTGCGTTGTATCTGCTAAATAACCCATAGACATAAACGCATTTCCTTGTGCTACTGCGGTCGCAGCTAAAGAATAATAGTGAGTATTTTTGGCTAGATTTGGTGCCAATATATTTACATCCATCGTCAGGGAAGTTGTCGAGCCTGCGCCAGTGCCACCCCAGCGGTCAAGGTTATCGTAATTGCTTCCGCTAACAGTGGCACTATTGTAAGCACCGTAAACTTGGAAAAGAGAATAGTTTGTAGTGGTCGAACCTAGTCTCAGCGACAGTTGATTTGTCTGACTTGCAACGCCGCCGGTCACAATAACTTTGTAAGCGTCATAAGTTGAACTAAATGCATCCGTGACTGTTACGGATGATACGCCCGAGCCGATTGTCTGCGATTTTACCAAGGTTAATCCGCTGGCAGAAACTGCGCCAATGGCTACCCAAGCCGAGCCTGAATAGTACTCAGTTGAGTTAGTGTCCTTAAGGTAGGAGATCATCCCCTCTTGAGGTGATGCGATGGCTGAGGTACGAGCTGCCGCACTAGCAAAGACCATGACGACCTGAGAGGCTAGATAGCCATTAGCGTCTGCGGCGGTTAGTACGTCACCCGTCGAGAACTCTTTATATCCTAAGCCTGCTGCCATTGTTTGTCTCCTAGTATCCTAATATGGATTGTCCGATTATACCGTAAGTCGATGATCCGATAATGAATCCCTCGACGATTGGTTCCAGTGTTGTCACTGTGCACTTCATACTGTTTGGGGTTATATCCCACGCCAAGCCCTGCGCCTGCAAGGTCTTGACAATTGTCGAGCCGTCTGGCTGAACGTTAGTTATCTTGAGGTTGTCAAAATAATCGAGGCCAATCATCGTATCCGTTGGCACGTCTGGATCAAGCAAGTCGACAGTCATAGCATCAATGCGGATCGTAGTCTCTCTGCGGGTTGCTACATAAATGTCAGCGATGTCCTGAACCTGCGCGTCTGTCTGGGCGATAAGATTTTCTACGTTCATGCCATGAGGGAAATACTTAGCGATCGAGTCTGCATCGCTCGATGAAACAGTAGTGCCACCAACTCGGGTCATTGTTGCATTGTTAATAATGAGCTTGTCATCAAAGGCAAATTTAAGGTCTGAGTAAGGGATACCTGTAGTCTGATTAAACTCTATAGGAGCAGCGGCTAGAGATTCGACAACATCTGATCGATCCTTGAACTCTACTTCGCCATCTGCTCTGACATAGAAGGCACCTTGCTCTGTAAACTCTGCCACTTGAATTGCTGACAGGCTTGATCGAGTAGTGGCAGGATCTGCTTGAACAGTCGTCGATCCTGTGTCAACAATTCTCATCGAGGATGGGAAGTCCACTTGGTCGAGGATCTTATCGATGCGTGTGCCAGTAGTTTGTCCAGCCGTTGCACTAGCCACTGTGGTCACGTTGGCCATGGCGAACAGGCGAAATGCATCTGAGCAGGAGATGTCGACATAACCTAATTCTTGGCCTTGAGGATAAGTGTATTTGTAGTCCGTAACATAGCCAGAAAATAGAAAAGATTGAGCCGTCGCCGTAGTAGCTGCTACACGGACTTTACGAAGTGGAGTCAGATAGCCAAAATAAGGACTTGATGGATTCTGTGGGTTGAACGATCCGTCTTGATCAATTACCCGAACTGTACAAGTTCCAGCTTCATAGGTGTCGCGCATGATATTGCGTCCACGTTTAATTGTAATCTTGCGAGTCTGCGAGCTGAGATCGATTGTCGGAGTAGCCACAGGCGAGTCGCCAAATTGGCTAGTGCCAATAATGCCGTTAACAGAATCGCCTATGACGAAACCTAGGCCGAATGTAGCACCTTGGCTGAAGTCAAAGGAGACAGAGATAGTCGCTGGAAGACTCACTGTGTACCGCTTAGCCCAAATCGTCCGACGCGATTGACTGTGTTGAATGATCCTGAAAGCGATGAATTGACGGATGATTCACGGACTGCTCCGCCTACAGCATCGCCGTCAAGATAAACCTCGATGTTGATTGCTTGCTTGTCTGCCTGTTGGAATGAATTAACGGCAGCCATTAATTCCATTTGTGCATCTGAAAATGTAGAAGATGGGGCAACTGGCGCGTTCTGCAATTGTGCTACAGATACTCCAAGAGATGAAGCCGTGTAGTTGAGGAGGTCTGTAGGCAGTGTCCAATTGCGATAAGGGTTAGGAGCCTCTGGAGTGGTCAATAGCAAGGCTCGGAGTTCGTTCTGGCGTTTGGTTGCAGCTTCTAATTGATCGGACAACTGAGTGGCAAGCGTTGCATTACCTTCAAGGATAGCCTTCTGCAATAGCAAAGAAATGCGATCGGTCTCGCTGATCTTTCCCTTAAGGGCTGCCTCTATGCCGATAGCGTCAAGGTTAAGAGTCTTTGAAGCCTTCTGTAAGGCTAGCGACTTCTTCTGTGTATCGAGACTCTTCTTCTGGAGTGCCGCTAATTCTTTAGCCCGCTTGGCCGCTGCCGCTTCTGCCGCCTTGCGAGCTGCATCGTTAGGATCAACGTAACCCGGGCCGAGTGCGCTAGAAGGATATCCGCCCATCCCCGGAGTCGGAGCTTGTCCTCTAACGAAATTAATGATATCTAGAAATGGCTTATATTGAGCAGGTAGAATCTTGTTGTAGTAAAGATTGATCCACTCAGAAACTCCGGGCAATTCCTTGAACTTAGAAATCATTACAGACAAGCCAGTAATAACTTCTGATGTTGCCACCGCTAATTCAGTCATGGCATCGGCTAGAGGTTGAACCGTATTGCCTTCTCCTGAAAGAATGCTCAAAGAATCTACTAGACTCTTTCCGATTATCTCAGAAGCCTCTCCTGCTGCTGTAGATAGGATGCTCAACTTGCCTGCATAGGTTTCAAGGAAAGCAGCATTAGCACCCGAGAACTGCTTACTTAGTCTTTCTTGCACATCTGCAAAGCTCATGGTCTTGAGTTCAGCCTGAGATAGTCCTAGCGAATACTTGCGAAGGCCTCGAGTTTGTCCCACATAGGCCATGCTCAAATCGTTGACAACTGTTTCAAAATCGACGCCAGAACCGCGTGAGATGTCTAGTGCTTGAGTAAGTAATTCTGTGGACTTAACAACTGAGCCCGTGGTCTGCAATAGCTTCTGCATCGATGGGCGAAGTTGATCATCTGTAACGCCTGAAGCCTTAGATAGTTGAGAAATAAACTCCTCGATGCGTGGAGTCTCAAAGGCTAGGCCTAAGTTCTTGACAGATTGTGCAAGGCGTGTCGCTGCTTGCTCGTCTTCGATGAATGCCTTGGCTGCATTCTTGGCAAACTTGAGAACCTGCTGGGCTCCGAATGTAGCGGCAAGGGCTCCGCCTAATCTCTTGACGCCCTTCTCTAGAGTGTTAGTTGCTTTGCCAGCTTGATCGAAGGCTTTCTTACCTTTGAACTCGCCGATAATCGGGATGCGTAACTCAGCCATTATTGCCTCTCGCGTTAAACTTAGCGGCAGCCTTTTCGAGTGCCTTGATTACGCCTGCCTTGG